TTCTGAATCACGGAGCTTTCTTACCACGGTGCTTTTGGTTTTTATGCCACCGAGAGCCATTGCAAGGAATTTAGCCCTTACAGTGGCATTGATTGTCGCACGCCCACGCGCTAAGACTTCGGATATTTCGGTGTACTCACTTTTCTTTTCGCAGAAAGTTTGTGGTAAAATCCCTATGGCATAAGCAATTTCCTTGTCAGTGAGCCCCTTTTTGGCATACGACTCTACGAGAGAAAGAAAGTCCTCGCTTGTGTAGTCAAACTTGGGCTTTCTTCCTCCTTTGCCTTTTCTGTTTTGAGATTCACTATTGCTCATATTACTTATTCACTCCAAGGATTTTCATCTTCTTCCTCAACGTAAATCCGTTTTAGTCTATCAGATACTTCTTTCAATTCATGTTTCATCTGCTTTACATGAAATTCGGCAGGCATGGGAATTTTCATTGCGCCTAATAGGTTATCTATCGTGTCGACAACTTCCGTAAATTCATCTGGTGCAATCACATATCAATCTATTCTTTCTATTTGTTCATCAAATACTTCTCCCTTTATGAACTTCATATCCGGTCCATAACCGAATCGTTCACAGAAAGCGGCTTTCGCCTCATAGGTATCAAAAGACAACATCACATAGGCATCCATGTTCTCGGCTTGCTTCTGTGCATTCTCCTTTACCTGTTGTTTGACTTCCTTCATGTGGGCTACCTTTTCGGCACGTTCCAACTGTTTGGCGGCCTTATCGGCTTCTTTCTGTTCGGAAACCGGGGTCATCATATCAGACAAAGCATCCGCAATAGAGTTTTCCCCTTCGGTCTGCAAAAGATAGTCGACACCAATCATATTCAAGTCTGCATCGGTCAGACCTGCATCTTTCCAGTCAATATCAGGAACAATACGGGCAAGAGCGTCAAAATCCCATGTCCCTTGTGCATTAGGGTTGTTCATTAGAATGTTTAACTCCTTTTCCTGCTGCTCGTCCACGTCTATGACATCGACACGAATGCGGTAGTCGTTATCGGGAAACTTTTACAATTCGTCCATGACAGACAAACGCTGGTGCCCGCTGACTACGGTAAGACCTGTACGCTTGTTCACGACAATTCCACCGACTAAACCAAACTTCTTGATGCCACGTTTCAGTGTCTTACGTGATTCATCGGAAAGTTTCCGGGGGTTATAATCTGCAAAGTGAATGGCAGAACGATTAAGTTCCATCGATTCACTCTTTATGTATTTTGACAATTCCATATCATCCATTAGTTAAACCCATATAAATTCTTCGAGATACTTTTCTTGCGCCATCTTGTTGTTTCCCCTCGTTATACCCAAAGGTTCGTTCAATGTATCGAATATACTTTCTTGCAATAGAGTTTACTCTGTTCAGCCTATTACCCGTTAAAGTACGAGATAGTCTGTATCTTTGCTCTGCAATATCATCAATTGATTTTCTTCTGACTCGGCTTTCCTTCTATTGCTTTTGTTGATTATTATACTCCCAAAGCACCCTTTCAGCCATTGGGAAAACTTTGTAAATTCTCTGTAAATCTTGTGGGTAATTATTCTCCATCCAAAGCATACAATCAAGATTGAAACCTACTCCCGAACTGGCTTTCAATGAATATCGAACTGGTTCGGGTAAATTGTGCTGCCTCATATAAGCAAGAATATCCTTTTGTGTCCAATCAGCCAAAGGATAAACCATACCGTTATTCTCGTAACCGTTTACCTCATACCCTTTCAGCATAAGCCTGCGGTTCATACCATCGGCTTTTTTCATGCCTAAAAATGTGTAATAAAGCCCATAAGTAAGCTGCATAGCCTTTACCACATCTGCCAACTTCAATAGTTTCACTTTCGGATTAGGCACGCAATACATACCTCCACGAAGAATATAAGTAAGATTCCAGTGAGGCACTTGCACAAACTCAATCTTTGGATATTTGACTTTAGTCCAGCCAATCCATCGGTTAATGTGCTCCAATTTCTTGACGAAGTACATGAACACACAAACAATCCGGTCAAACTTCGGATAGATTAAATCAAGCAGAACAAGCGAATCTTTGCCAAGTGATAAAAACAGTAAAGCCTCATTCGATTTTACCCGAATGAGGTCTATATACCGGTTCGCTTGTTCTACCTTGCTCATAGCTAACCACCACTTAAACCAAATGAAGTACGAAGGTCACTATAACGCTGTCTGCGTGACCCCAACTGTGATGTACCAGCTTCACCGCCACGTCTGGCAACCAATCTACCACCAGCCCCTGCACCGTTCATATTTCTGCGAGGCCCGGCTACTCTGTTAATTCTTCTTGCGACTCTGCTTTTTAATTTTAAAAGTTAAACAAATCAATCTATATGTCTCTCTAATATCTTGCCCAAAGTATAATCCATTTGTGCAGCAAGATACTCTTCGCCTTGATGTTCGTAAACAATATCATTACCGTTTTCATCTGTGAGAATAACTGCTTCTGCTACTTTCACTTCAACGATAATATAAGGACGTTTACCTGTATATGCACCTGTCAGAAGCTTGATTGCATCGTACTTGATAGGCTTTAATTCTATTTCACCTTCTTCAGGCAGTTCTGCATCAGCCGGATATTCTTTGCCGCCACATAGGTAAGTGATATACTTCTTAGCGTTAGTTGGTCTGATTTCACGGTATTCGTGGGTTTTCTTTCCTGCCAAGATTTCATCGAAATACTTCTGTTTGATACTTAATGTAAGAATGTTCATAATCGTGTCAAATTTAAATTAATACTCAATAGTTGCGGAAACAGGACTCGAACCTGTGACCACCGCCAAGTCAAAGCGGTAAGCTAACCAACTGCTCCATTCCGCGATAGTACCCCAAAGATACTACCACAACCAAAGATAACGAAATATCTTCAATCGTTATACACGACAATCGGCTTATTGTCGTGAACTAAGCCATTTATCCCGTCTTTCTCTGCATGCCTCTAAGGTAGGCGCACAACAAGCAAACAGTTCGCCACTTTCAGTACGATAGTCATATTGGTACATTCTTACTCTCTTACCTTTCAATTTGGTAGTGTAAGTGCAATAGTTCTCTTTACCGGGCTGGCATACGCTACAACCTCTTTCGTCGTTAATTGAGTTCATAATCATTTATCAATACTTACTTAGTAATTTGTAAAACATTCGCCTTTTCTCTATGTATTTAAGACCATTTCGTCTAAGACCTCGCTTTGATTTTGATACAGTCATTTGGCAACCTGCAACGCCAACGCAGATGTAATTTGAATGATGCCTTTTAGCTTCTTTGAAAGCCCACCAAATCGCTTCACGACAATATCTATAGCTATCATTTTGAACACCCTCGTATCCTCTACTCAAAATGAAGTGGCCTATTTCATTTGCTTCTTCTTCTGAATAGCATATTGTGAATATATTATTCATCCTTTCTTTGTTTTACTTGTTCAACCAAAAACTTTTTAAAATCATTCTTGTACTGGCTGTGAATGATTTTATACTGGTGGGATAGGTTAGGCAATTGTTTGTAACCTTTGCTATACAAGAATTTGGCTACAAGCTCAATTTTTGCACGGTTACTAAATCCTCTGTCTTTGCACATGTTAGTTATACAGACATTCGCCTTGCTGGTAGGCTTCTTTTCAACTGGTGGCATGTATTCATGTCTGTCATAAGCGTGCGTTCTTGGATAGCCAACTTCTTCACCTAAATATTCACCTGTGATGCAATCAAATTCACCACTAATTAAACTATCTGCTATTTCACCCATAATAATCAATATTTATGTTTCACATTCAATCTTTCTTCACTCGTATAAGCCACTACAAGCCCAGTTTCATCATGCTGTATGGTGATGTACTTTTCGCCCCTCTCTATGGTGGTAAAATCGCACATACTACATAGCTTACCTAACACTTTGCCCAGTTGCTTCATTAGTGGGGCTTCAGGACTGATAACTAAAACTAAATCTGCTTTCATAATCGTGTATATTGTGGTAGCCCGAAAGCTGGAAAATCCACTCAAAGTAGCCCCCTTAATTCAGAGCAATTTGACCCCTGTTAAATTTTTCCATTCTTTCATTCTGTTCATTCTTGTTTTCTTCGTATTCTTCCTGTCAGTTATGCCGGGTTCTACATTAAATTTCGTTTATAAATATAACGATTCTTTTTTACTTTTACATTTGCGTAGCGACTCTCCGAAGAGCTCTATACGTATAGCCTGATGTACAATTCTGTCCAGAACGGCATCGGCAATCGTCTTTTCTCCAATAACGTCATACCAATCCCTTACCGGGACCTGTGATGTTATGACGGTGGATTTTTTACCATGCCTGTCCTCTATGATATCCATCAGGTTCATCCGCCCTTGGGAATCGAAGGGTTGTATGCCAAAATCATCCAGTATAAGCATGTCTAACCTCTCGATTTTCTTGAGTTCTTGCAGGATTGTACCTTTCGCCTTGGCAACCTTAAGCATCCCCATAAGTCTGGATGTGTTGGCGTATAGTACTTTATATCCTTTCTGGCAAGCCTGGAAGCCAAAAGCGGTTGCCAGATAACTTTTTCCTGTTCCGGCACTTCCGGTAATAAACATGTCTTTGCGTTCCCTGACAAACGTCAGGTCAGCCAAACGCTGGGTAAGATTCTTGTCCAGCCCCCTTTCCACTGAGAAGTCTATTTCTTCAATGGTGGCCTTGTATCTGAAGGAGGCCTGACGGATAGCTCTCTCTACCGCGCGGTTTCTGCGGTCATCCCATTCACTTGAGACCAGCCATGAGACGAACTGGTCGGTAGTCATGCTCTCTGTCCGATGTGTTTCCAAACTTGTTTTAAAGGCATAATACATACCTTTAAGATTCATTCCTAACATCTTTTCCAATGTGTCCTGATTCATTTCCATATTGCATCTGGTTGGTTTATTGATAATATTCTTTTCCTCTGATATTCTCATGGGAAGGCATCTCCGTTTCTTGCCCGGCACTGTCTTCCAACGGGAACTCATCCTGCCGGTTGTTAAGGATGCGCTCGATGATGGGATAATTGTACAGCCCGTAACTTGTAGCCCAACGGCAGGCATTGGTCAACCGGGTGTTGCCGACCCTGCGTGCGAAGCTAAGAATGCCCTGACACGATTTATAGGCTTGTTCCGGATGCTTTTTCTCTTCCATAACCTGACGGATATATGCCTCCACATCCGGATGGATAGCCGCCGCTTCACGTATAAATTTGTCCGGGTTCCATTCCGTGATATAGCGATGGTGTGAAGCCAGGTGCTCTTCCAGGGTCGTGTACCGGCAACGGGCCCTGTTGCGGGTATGGGAAGCAATCAGCTCGTAACCGTAATAGATGCATACCTCGCGTGAGGTATATAACAAGATGACCTTCTTGCCTATATAGCCGCAAGGCACACTGTAGTAATGGGCATCTTCCCCCAGGCGGACATGGCCGTTTTTCATCACGGTAGCCCTGTAATGCTGTTTGAGTTCAAAACGGATGGGATTGAGCTTGCGTAAAGAATCACGTTCTATCTCCTCGAACTGTTCCCGCCGACTGTATTTACGGTCTGTGAGCGGAGTGTTGTTGTGGAGTTCCAAGGCGACACGGATAGCCGCGTTCAGTGAATCAAGGTCATAAAACTCTCGTTCCTGTATCTTTGGATAGATACTGCGATAGATCAGTTTAACGGCACCCTCGACCAGTGCCTTGTCACGTGGCTTGTAAGCCCTGGCGGGAATTACGGTACAGCCGTAATGTTCGGCAAAGGCTGCAAAGTCCTCATTCAGGATGGCCTCGTATTTACTGCTCTTGGTAACGGCGGACTTGAGATTGTCCGGGATGATGGCAGAGGGAGCCCCCTGGTAGTATAACAAGGCGTTTTCCGAAGCACAGATCAAGTCCTCCTTTTTCTGGCTCATGACCGCTTCCACATAGGTTAACTGGCTGCAGGGCAGAATTGCGACAAAAACCTCCACCGGGATGATTTCGCCCGTGTCAAGGTCGATGATGGAGAGTTTGTCACCGGCGAAGTCTATGAACACTTTATCACCGGCCTTGTGTTCAAGATACATGATGGGACGGCTGCAGGCTATATGCTGCTGAATCAGAATATAGAAGCGGGTGCGTCCGTAACCATCCGGATGGGAAGAGAGGTACTCGCGATGTAAAGCCTCACGGGTAACACCTTTCTTCTGAAGCCGCTTGCAATATTCGGGCAACAACGACTTTAGTTCTTCCATCCGTTCGCTTTCTGTCTTTACTCTGGTCTTTTCGTGGAATAACTCCGAGAGTTCCTGGTCCGATAGAGACAGTACTCCTTCATAATCCAAACCGCTGCGCTGAAATACCTGTAAGTATTTCTTGACCGTGTTGCGCGAAACGGTTAACATACTACTGATACTTTTGGTCCCATAACCCTGAGAGTAACAGCGTAACACTTGACGAATCTTTTCCATTCCTAATTGTTTATTGGACATAACTGACTTTTATTTGTTTTTAACAAACAAAATAGAATTATAAACCGGGTAAACAAGAATGAAACTCACTTTTTAGGGGGGCATTTTAAAGTGAATTTAAGGGGTCACTTTCGAGTGAATTTGGGGGATCACTTTAAAGTGAACGGAGGGGGGCAATGGTGAGTGAATTTTCCACAAAAAGGTCATAAATAAAGCAACTACAAGAGAACAAAAGCTCTATCAAAGAGACAAAAATAGAATAGCTGAATATTATACTCAAAGCATCAAAGAAGATGCTAAAGTCATAGATATTCAGCTGAATCTTCATGGATATACTAATCTAAAAAAATAATCAAAAACTCATTTTGCTAAATTTGTTTTTATCGTTTTATACAATAAGATATGCCCCTTTATTTATATGAAAAAGCAGAGCTTTGACCGAGACAGTTATAAGAAATACTACTGGGGAGAACTTGAAAATCCCGATGTGTTCAACGAATTAAAGAACAAACTAAATATCTAAGATTATGATTGACTTTCTAACCATCATACTCCTAATATTCGGAGTACTGCAAATCATCCTCTTCTTCAAGGTATGGGGAATGACGAATGACATCAAAGAGATAAGGAACAAGTACCTTAAAGACGAGGATGAGAAACGAAGACAAAAAGCAGAATACGACCCAACTCCCAAAATCAGCGGTGGGGTTAAAACAACAATATAGCCGGAATTATTCCCCGGCTTTTTCTTTCCCTATTCGCAAGTTGTGCAAATGTTGTGCAACTATCATAAAAAGAAAATGCTAACAAGTTGTCAATGAACCTATTAGCATTTTTCCTTGTGATTCAAGTAACGTTTATTAATCGCTTGATTATTAATTGCTTGTATAATTGTATAGCCTACAATATGCCTACATTTCTTATCTATTACAGGTTATTTCTTACTTAATAAGACTTGTATTAGACGTTCCTTCTCCTCAATTATCCTTTCTAAATCAGCTATTTTTGCATCCTTATCAAGTTCATTTGATTTTATTCCAGGTATGGGAATATTATCAAAGAATACACCTACAGGAACTTCCAGAACCTTTGCTATTGCCTCAATGGTTTTTGTATTCGTTGTTCCATTCCTGACAATAGCCTGTATGCTACTATCTTCTTTTCCTATACGTGATGCAAGTTCTCGTATAGTGATTTTCTTTAACTCACATAATTCTCTTATTAACAAGAAATTAGCCATATTATATCTTTGTTATAACTTTTATTAACGTAATTCTTATTCACTTGTGGTGAAAATAATTATACCTTTGCTATGTAAAGTTAATAATAATGAGTATATTTATCACAAAGGTATGACGAAAAAAAAATTAAAAAGGAATGATGACGGCGAGAAACTAAGAATGTACCTTTTGAATTTGCCGGTAAAAGAATCTTCTGAAATGTCCCTTAAATTGGCAGAAGCATGTAAAGTGCCATTACATACCTTTCGTAATTGGCGGGGTAGTCGTTGTCGTATTCCCGAACTTGCCAAGGATAAGATCGAGGAAGTAACAGGCGTAAAAATCTTCCATAGTGAAAACCAATAAATAAAAGAAAAATGAAATCAAAGAAATTAGAAATCGAAATTCCGGAAGGTAAAACGGCCGTCTGGAGAAATGGCATCTTAACTCTTATTGATGAACCGGAGAAAGACGTAAAAGAACGTATTAAGACGTTTGAGGACGCCTGCCGTGAAATTGGCATTGATGCGGAAGCATGGAGCCGGGATAAAATATCCCTCGGTCTTGAACCTGACGTTCTGGCTTTCCTGAAACTCCGTATCATTGTCAAGGCTTTAAATGAAGGCTGGGAACCTCAATTTATAGAGGATGAATACCGTTATTATCCTTGGTTTATTCTTTATACAGGGGAAGAATACAATAAGTTGGACGAGGAAGAAAAGTCTCGTGTGGTGTCGGTCGAACAGCGGCGCGAACGCGTTAGGCGGTGTTTCGTATGCGGCCGCGAATTTCGATTCATCGATCACGGATGCGGCCATCGGCGTTCGGCTTGCCTTCAAAACGTCAGAACTGGCAGCGTATTGCGGTCGACAATTCCTTGATATTTGGGCGGACTTTGTTTTTCTTCCGGAAAAGAAAAGTGAATAAATAACCGGGGCGGCTTTTGCCGCTCCATATAATAACCGCCGGAGTGTGGAGATAACCCCGAAGGGCGAAAGCGGGTGTTATTGGTAGTTCGATGCTATCCTCCGGCACAGCTATAAACAACAATGAGCAAAATTTACATAGTAACTAAAAGGGAATCTGGAAAATACGAAGAAGACGGCGTTTGGTTTTCTATCCTTGCCGCATTTGATACGAGAAATAAAGCAGAAGAATATTTAAAGAAATATGTAAAAACGGCTCCTAAAGAAGCTTACTACACTTTCTATCGAATAGAATCTGTTCCGTTGTTTCTTTCTTCTCATAAAGTGAAAATAAACAGACCGAAACATACGACCTATCCTATTGGTGAATTGGTAAAATTAAAAATAAGTGGTGAAAAATAATTCAAATCAAGAACAGAAATGAGCAAAAAAATCTCCATAAAAGTAACTGAAGCACAACCGCTTCCTTGCCCTTATTGCAATGGTTTTTACGGTTATCAGTATAGTGATCTGTTTAGAATGAGTTACACGAGTGTGCATAATTCTGACGGTACATATTCCGGTGGGGAATATTCCGACGGAGTTTCCTTAAACAAGAGTAAAACAGCTTATTGTGTGAATTGTGGTACCAAACTACCTTTTACCCTAATACGTGAAGGTGAGGAACAAGTCGAATAATTAAAAATAAATCAGAAATGAAATCAACAATTACCACCCCCGATGAATTAACCACGCTACGAATAGAAGGCAGTAGTGGAACCTATAAAATATTCAGTAGCTTCCGCCCCATGGAATCCCCTGCGTTCGTGGATGCGGTGGACCGGAAATATAATCTGGCGGAGATTAAGAATCTTTCCGGCGGAAAAGGTTATTTCCTGGTACACTTGAACAGAGAGCAGCAGGAAACTATACAGGAGGATTTAAGCGCTATCCTTTGCGATAGTGTGCCATGTCTTCTGTAAACTAAGACGATCTTAACGAAATGCCATGAAAGAAGACAGACGCCTAAGAAACCTACGTTATCAGATGCGGAAGAAAGGTTACCAGTTCGATACAAAGAACCTGGTGGCCATTATGCCTTCACATGACAAACGTTCCCTTCTCCAGGAAAGGAGATTAAGCAAATTCGGTTTTTCAATTCAGTATAACATGTTTGAACAATGAAAGATAAAAATTTAAAATACATCGCCCACGCTATCATCGTGGTTGCCTTTATGGGGCTGATTGCCTTTGTCATTTATTATACGGGTAAAACCGCTTTTCTTTGGCTGTTATTATTCGTTTTCCTGTATCAACCTTGGACGGAGATGTGCCCGGGACGGAAAGAAGACAACGAAGAATAAGTAACCATGTAACTTTATAACGATGATAAAGGCAGAAGACATCTACAAAGTAACCAACAACGGGCTGGATATAATTCTACATTATTATCCGCAAGCCCGGGATTGTGTCGGAACCAACCGCCATTTCAAACGCCGGCCGTCAGAGGACGACGCGTCGGCCTGTATCAAGTTATTCGGAAAGGAAGGTTCCCAGCAGGTTTATAAGGTAACGGATTTCGGCGATACCGGAACGGCTCAAAGCCCTGTCGATATCTGCATGTATGAGGAAGGCCTCCGGTTTAACGAGGCTATCCTTAAACTTGCATCCATGTACAACGTAACCGATGAACTCAACCGTAACGTAAACAAGCCGGATATCCGTAAGGTTCCGGCCTCCCAGGATCAGAAAGACGGTACTAAAATTTTCGAGCTTGCCGATCATCTCACCCCGGAGCAGTTACGCATACTCGGCCCCCGTGTCACCCAGGAGAACGCCGAGGCCCTGCACTGGTATTCGGCCAAATACATAGGGTATGTAAAAAATCGCGAGGTAACTTATAAATACGCGACTGCGACATACCCTATCTTTATGCGCGAATGTCTGGTAAAACCGGCCGAGGGTGACACGCCCGAAGTGAAGTTCTATAAAATATACGAGCCCCTGAATCCGGACAAGCAGTGGCGTTTTTCCTACACCCCGGAAGGTGTCAAGCCGAAAGACTATATAAACGGCCTTTCCGAACTGAAAGCCTTATACCGGGAATTTAATTCCAGGGAGGAAGCCGCTTTTAAAAAGAATCCGGCCAATGCGGAAAAGCCCTATAAGGAGCAGAAGCTGCAGGAGGCGTTTATATGTTCCGGAGAGCGCGACGCCCTGTGTGTTAAATCGCTGGGCTTTTCCCCGATCTGGTTTAATTCGGAGACGTATAAACTTTCCGAACAGGACTATAAAGAGATCATGAAATACGTTGAGGTCCTGTATAACATACCCGATATCGACACGACGGGCAGGGTGAAGGGTACGGAACTTGCATTACGCTTTATCGATATCCATACGATCTGGCTACCGGCCTGGCTTACCACTTACCGGGACCAGCGGGGCAAACCGCGTAAGGACTTCCGGGACTTCATGGAATTAAGAAGCAAGAACGAAGATTTCCGTAACCTTATGACGCTTGCCATGCCCGCCAAATTCTGGTATTCCAAGTTTAACGAGAAATCCCGGCAATGGGATCACAATATAGACGCGGACTGCCTTCACTACTTTTTACGTCTTAACGGTTTCTATTCGCTTCATGATGAAAATTCCAGTTCAACGAAATACATCCGTATTACCGGCAATATCGTAAAACTGATAAAGGCAAAGGATATCCGGAAGTTTATCCGTGAGTGGGCCCAAGAGAGCTTTTTATCCCGCGATATAAGGAATCTTATTCTGAACAGCCCCAAACTGTCAGATACGGCCCTGGACAACTTGCAGGAGATCGAACTGGATTTTACCAATTATACCCATAATACGCAGATGTTCTTCTTTCCCGGTTGCAGCATGGAGGTAAGCGGTACCGGTATAAAGGAGCATCCGGCCAACGGCAGCACATTGTCCCACTACGTTTGGGAAGAAAACGTCCTGAAACACAAAGTCCGTCTAATGGAAGACATGTTTACCATTTCCCGTAAAAAAGACATAGAGGGGAACGATGTTTTTGATATCCGGATCAATGCCGTCCCGTCTAACTTTTTCGGCTATGTAATCAATTCGAGCCGCGTTTACTGGCGTAAGGAACTGGAATATAATTTCGACGACAAGAGCGTGGGGGAAGCGGAATCCTACCGGGAAAAACATAAATTCGATATCGAGGGGGAAGGCCTCACGGCGGAAGAAGTGGCCGAACAGAAAAGGAACCTTATCAACAAGATCTTTACTATCGGCTATATGTTGCACCGTTATAAATCCCCTTCGCGTGCCTGGGCACCACAGGCCATGGATAACAAGATCGGTGAAGACGGTGAATGTAACGGACGTTCGGGCAAATCGTTCATGTTCAAGGCCCTTTCCTACTTTATGAAGACCGTCAAGCTTTCCGGCCGTAATCCCAAGTTAATGGATAACCCGCATGTGTTCGACCAGGTAAACCAGCATACCGACTTTATCCTGGTGGATGATTGCGACCGGTATCTTAATACGGGCCTGTTTTACGATATCATCACATCAGATATGACCGTGAACCCGAAGAACAACCAGTCGTTTACTATACCTTTCGAGGAATCGGCCAAGCTGGGATTTACAACTAATTACGTTCCTATTGATTTTGATCCGTCTACGGAAGCCCGTTTGCTGTACCTGGTATTCTCCGACTACTACCACCAGCGTACGGAAGATAACGACTACCGGGAAACGCGTTCTATCCGGGACGATTTCGGTAAGGATTTGTTTTCCAAGACTTACAGCGAGAACGAGTGGAACGCCGATATAAATTTCTTCTTGCAGTGCTGCCGTTTTTACCTTTCCCTTTGCGAGGAATCTATAAAATTGCTTCCGCCCATGGAAAACATTATCAGGCGTAAATACAAGGCCGATATGGGCAATAACTTTGAGGACTGGGCGAACTCTTATTTCTCTCCGGACAGCGAGCACCTGGACAGCTTTATCGTCCGTGAAAAGGCTTTTGCTGATTACAAAAGTTTTTCCGGTGTGAATAAAATCACGATGCAGCGTTTTACAAAGGCCCTCAAAGGCTTTGTGGCCCTTTGCCCTTACATTGACGAGCTCAACCCGAAGGACCTTTGCAACTCCCAGGGGCGTATTGTACGTAAGGATAACGACGGCAAGGCCGCCGACATGATCTATCTGCGTTCATGCGGCACGGCGGAAACGGCTGCCGGTGGTGGAACGGAACCGGCCGATCCGACACTCATGTTTGTACCTGATGAACGACCGGATGAATGAATAACGCGCATTTGAAATTAAACAGCATGTCCGAGTTTACCGCGCTCTGGAACAGCGGCGAGAGGTTCCGGAAATTCGCCGAACAGGTCTACCGCTATCTGGAGCGTATGAAACCCGGTACCGTCCTGGCACTGGAACGCTATTCGGGCGAGCAGCTCGAATGGATCATCAAAACGGCCTGTGTTTTTATCCTGGAAGGCGACAACTACCTGGAGTATGAATTTAACGAGGACTATACGGCCGTCGTGCACCGCTATATACCCCCGGACGTAAAGAAATGGATTTTAAGCAGGTGCAAACATCGCGTATAAGACGGATCGGAGCCGGTATAAAATACGAAAAGAGGGACCAGATACGAATGTGTCGGTCCCTCTTTTCGTATGGAAACAAATGCGTCCCGCCCGGCTTCCCTCCCCATACCCCACCTCTATTTCATACAAAATTTTAGTAACCTTGTAACCTTTGTTTGCTTGAAAGAAAAAAGTCTGAAAATCAAATAAATAAATAGGAAATAAAGGTTACGAAGTTGCAGTTACAAAACGGTTACGAATTTTTCCGGTTTGTAACACCGGCCTTTTTATCTTCTACCGGTAAGCCCGGTTACAAACTGTTTTCCGGCCATTTTTTTGTAACGGAAATTAGTAACGTTACTAAGTTGCTAAGATACAGGATTTTACCTTTGTCGGTTGCCCGGTTACGAAATTACAAAAATTTAGTACCGAATTATATTAGCACAGCCTGGCAGAGAAAATGTCGGGTGTGTGGCGGCTGGAAAAGGCATATTATAATTATTCTCCCGGAGTATATTTATCAAAATGACGACTGAAAGCCTACATTTTCCCGTAAATGGCAGACCAACAGCCGATAAAGGAATATCTTTGCCTTTAAAAAGGAATGTTATTGCTATGATTACCACCCGAATACAGATCGAATCCTACCTGGCCGAGTATGTCCGGGGCAAATATTACGACGAAACGGTCGGTACCGTCCGTTTTCCTTCCTCGTCCGATATCTATGTGACCGTTTACGATCTCATGGAGAAACGGCCGGTAAATTGTCCGGCTGACCGCGGCAACCTGGAGTTTATGCTGCCTGACCGCCGGGAGGCCAATTTTGCCGGCGGCAAGTCTCCGGAACAGTTCAATTACATTTCCGTACGCGGTACCGCCATTCTTGAAAAGCGTCTGCGTGCCCTGATGTGGGCCGAGCTGCACGAACTCATGGACGAAAACAAGCACCTGCACGGAATCGAGTTTAAGGAAACCGTTTTTACCTTCCTGAAAAAGTATGATATCTCTTCCATTCAGGAAGACGGGCTGCTGAAAAACTACCAGCGGTGGCGGGACAGTTTCAGGCGTAAGAAGAAAAGGGCGTATAACCGAAAAAAAGTGTAAAAAAGCAAGTTATTTTTTACCTACCAACTGTATCTGTTTGTCCTTTTTTGTCCGGTTTTTGGCTGAAAAACGTCCGAAAAATGCTGAATGTTTGATTATCAATGCTTTATATCTGTAATTATGTCAAGAAAGTTAATATCCGCCGCCCATAGCCTGCAACTGGTTCCCGTTTACAACATTATCCATTTTGGCGTCGTGCTCTCGAAAGTCGTTATCCGCTCTATCGGAAAACCTGATATTCTTATGATCGTACCGGGAACCTTAAAACCGGGTGACAGCAAAAATGAAGACGTCTATACTAAAAAACATACCTTCAAGCTTGCCGACGTGTCGCAAAATAAGACGCTTTACCTGGAAAACCTGAAAGCGACGCCCTTTGTCGCCCTCTATACTGACGAAACGGGTAACACCCGTGTTTCCGGTTCTCCCGATTACCCGCTTACCTTTTCTTTTGAGATCGGCGGGGGCCTGTATAACTGCACCCTGTCCGGTACGGGTCCGGGCGTTGATGCGTTCCTGTAGGTTCCTTTCAGTCCTTCTCTACCTATTATATAGGCGTTTTCTTTGCCGTAAAAAAGAGAACGTGGACAAAATACAGGAGATTTTTACAGCACCTTGGGCAATCGCTGATAATGATTATTACCGGTTGCTTTCCTTACTTGTGCCGTGTGTTGCAGCCGGCAACCTGGATGCGATCGAAAAACGGCTCGACAATAATAAAATAACCGCCTACGCTACTACGCCTTACCTTGCCAACCGGTGGGAACTGGACGATGAGACATTGCCGGCTGACAGTGTGGCCGTCATTATCCTGGAAGGCACCTTGTATTCCTGGGAGACTTACCGCCTGGAAAAGCAGCTCCGGGATGTTTTCGATAATCCTAAGATTTGCGGTGCGGTACTCTGGATCAATGGGCCGGGCGGTATGGTCGCACATGTGGACCTGGCGGCTAAAATGATTGCCGAATCTTCCAAGCCTATAGCTACCTATGTGGCCGGTACCATGGGGAGTGCCCATTTCTGGCTGGGAACCGCCGCCGGTAGAACCTTTATCGCTTCCCCTATGTGTGAAGTCGGTTCCGTCGGGATCATGCTTACTTACCAATCTTTTAAGGAATATTTTAGGAAACAGGGCATTGATTACCGGGAAATCTATCCGGATAGTGCCGATCTGAAAAACTATGAAACCCGCGCGATTGAAAAAGAGAACAACGAAGAGCCTATAAAACAACGTCTGGCAGTCATGCACCGTATTTTCTGTGATGCGATCAGTCGGAATCTGGGTATTGCCTACGATCCGGAACTTCCCCTTTTCCGGGGACAGATATTCACCGGCGACGTAGCCGTGGCAAACGGTTATATAGACCAGTTCGGCACGCTGGAAGACGCTGTAAAGTGGGTACTGGCACAGGCCACCGTCAGAAAAGTAAATGAGATGTATAACATATAGTATTAACTTCAAAATTTTGTATATATGAAATTTAAGAGCTTTTCCGCTCACATTCTGGCCCTGCTGGGTCTGTCGGAATGGAGCAAGGTAGAGGACAAAAACTCTATCACGGTCGAGGAAGTGGCAAAACTGAAAAATTACGGTTTTACCGAAAAATTCCTCACGGACTTTAAAGCGTCCCTCGAAAACGATTTCCAGGACGAATCCGAAGACGGGAACCAGGGAGAGGAAACCGAGGAACCTAAAACTACCGCTTTCCTTCGTGGTTTGTTGGGTGACACTGCGGCACGTCTGACACAAGCGCAGGAACAGCTTGAAGCCTTGCAGACGCAACAGCGTGACGAGAACCGGAACAACACCGCGTTAATTGCCAAGAAGGATGCCGAAATAACAAAGCTTTCCGGTATTATCGCTCAACTTTCGGCCGCTGCGGAAGATGATCCGGGCAAAGGGAAACAACACAACGCCCAGGCGGACGGTAAAGGGAAATTCAATCTCCAGGACGAAAAGCAGCTGGGGGGCTTGCAGGGTGAAATGTTCTCACTGGAGGACCGCCCGTATAACCTTCGCGCTAAAGCTGCGTTAATGGAGGCTGCCGGTTTTGAAATGATCGCTCTTCCGAAAGCAAGTTCCATTGACTACAGCCGTTTGAAGGAGGACCTCGGGGCCTTTTACCGTATTCCCTGGCAGCAGCGTTTGCAGTCGTTTTTAATGGAACTTCCTTCCATTGAAAGTATTTTCCCGCTTGAATCCGGTTATCAGGATTTGGCTACGCTGGTTAATATCTGGCTGGGTGAGTTTTCACAGGCCGGTAATGAGGAATCCGACTTCGATAAGGTGACTAAAGGTTCCTACGAGTTCGACGATGAAACCCTGCGCATGTTCAACGTGATGTTTGCACACCGTTTCAAAAATTTAAAGGCCCTGGAGAAAACTTGGATCGGCACTTTGAACAAGGAAGGTTCAAACCCTATCAAGTGGTCTTTTATCGAGTATATCCTGGCCGAAACCGCCAAAAAGTTGCATAACGAGCGTGAACAACGCCGTATTAACGGAATCCGTAAGGACCCGAATCTGAACGAACCCGGCAAAGCACTTGCTGCAGCTGACGGACTGTATGAGTTCCTGAACAAGAAAGTGAACGGACATACCGATATCAATAACGGAAAACTCGTTTACCAGATCAAGCCGTTCGAATTGGGGGAAATTACCGAAGCAAACATCGGTGAAAAAGTGTACAAGGGTACTTCCATGATCCCGGCGGTTCTTCGTGACAGCGGTAACCTGGCACTTTATATGCCTTCGCACTTTATTGTATTGTATCATAAATACAATGAATTGCATTACGGGCAGAACCAGGATTACAAGGCTAACATCATGTATGTGAAGGAATATCCGGCGGTGAAGATTATTCCGGTTCCCAATGCTGACAACCACCACCGTATCTTCTGGACGTTTGAAGGTAACATTAAAACCTACGAGGATAAGCCGGGTGAAATGACGGCTTTCAACCTGGAGCAGGAAGACTGGAGCCTGAAAGTCTGGAGTAACTGGCGTGAAAGTATCTGGGCTATTGCCGTGGGATTCAAGTACACCAAGAAAGAAGATATGGACTATACGCGCCAGATGATCTTCTGTAATGAGTATGACCGCCCGGCGTCTTACTTCGTGGATGCTGACAAGGACAAGAACCCGTCGGCCAAACTTCATACATCCATTGTTACCGTAGCCAATACGGCCGAATTTACGATTACCGATATTGAAGACGCTCCGGTAGGTGCGGTTATTTCCCTGAAATGCGGAAGCGTGGATAAGGGTGTTAAGATCGAGAAAAGCGGAAATTTTGAACTTATTTCCGATGCCTGGCAGCCCGGTAAGGGGGACGTTATCAAACTGATGAAACGTGCCGACGGTAAATTTATCGAGATTGGTCGCGAAAACGCTTCTTCCGATGCGTTGCAGTTTGCGCCGGATGAAACGACACCTTCCTTGCTTGACGGTGAAGTATTCGTTACCGGTGTAAATACAAAAGCAACGGCAATCACTAACTTTACCGATGCAGAAGCCGGAATCGTTTACACGATTTACGGAAACGGTTCTGAAAATGCTTCTACCATTGCCAGCGGTGAAAACTTTGTTTTAACCGAAGCTATAACGCTTTCCGAAGGCAAGTTCATCAAATTGGCGAAAGCTGCTGACGGTAAATTCTACGAAGTGGCAAGAGGCTAAATTAATCGGAAGGGGTACTTTATCCCTTCCATTTTATAACCTTATAAATCATTAAGTTATGACATACGTAAAAGCAAGCGTAAGAAGGCCGGCCGGCAATCCCGGTAATGGTATTCAGCCCAAGGATCAGCTCGTAATTTACGACGTTGACGATATTCTTTATTTTCCGCCAAGAAACGAGGCCGGCGTGGTTATCGAGGAGGATATCGTGATGAAGGCGGGGCGTTATGCGATCGGTATTTACCTGACACCCGGTACCGCTGAAATCAGTTCCAACAGTGACGGGGAAACCGACGCCGAAGGTTATACGCCTTCCGTTAAGTTCAATCATCCCGGTAACGAACAGGAGATTCGCGAGTTTAAGACAAACTGGCTGTCTAAAAAATGTATCGTTGTTCTCCGTTATTGTAGCGGAAAGCCTGCCGATCTGATCGGAACGCCCTGTAACCCGTCTAAGTTATCCGTTTCTTATACCGGTTCCAATGAATCGAATACGAACGAACTTACTTTCACCCAGATCAGCAAGGGGGATGATATCGCCATTTACCGGGGTACCGACACCCTGGAAGAACCGGTGGCCGTAGTGGAAGCCGGTGCCACAGATATAGATTACCAGACAGACGGGCAGTACCAGCTTTCCGCAGGTGCGGCCAAAATAGCCGGTGTTACCGGTGGAAGTCATGGATCGGTAATTACCCTTATGGGATGTTCGGGCGTTGCGCCAACAGTGGAAAAAGGCGGTAATTTCCTTCTGAAAGGCGGTAAGACGTTTACCGCTTCCGAAGGTTCCCAACTGACATTGCGGGCGTTTAACGACGGTTCGGAGGCTATGAAATGGATTGAACAAAGCCGTTATGAGGCGTAAGTAAACGGCTTTCATATCATTCAAAGGGTGACCGGCAGCACATGCCCGGCCACCCTTTGTCCTTTTTGGGGGTAATTGCCTTTTTTTTCTTTGTATCATCAAATTTTATATAGTATGAAACAGGAAATTATTACCTATCTGGCCGGTCCGCGTAACTTTATTCAAGGCGTGGAACTGTACGAGAAATACGGTATCAACCGTATGCTAAAGAAGTCATTTCGCCGGCAGGGAGAAACGGAAACGATGAAGGCCATTCTTTTAGAGGAACTACGGAAGCTGGCCGGGCTTTCCGAACGTGAATTTAAGACGATCCGGCGCAACTCTAAACAGCCGGCCGCGGTAAAAATGGAACCCGCCCGACAGGAACCTCCAAAAATGCCGGTAAAATACAGCGATGATTTGCTGCTGGAACTTGCCGAATCTTTCGGCGTCAGCGTGGAAGAACTCGTTTCGTCCGATTTCCGGGATAAGGTTCTTTCCATGGATGAAAATGCCGACCGTGTGGAAGAGCTGGAAGAGGAACTGGAAGAGGCGGAGAAACGATACAAGGCGGCTCCGGAAACCGTAACCAAAATGATACGTTTCCGCGAGAAATTTACCTTCCTGAACTCTCCGGATTGTCCCGACATTCTGAAAATACTTGTTTCCGACATGTTCACCGCATACGGGAAGTATAAGGAGGCTTTCGCCCGTCTGGAGGTTACGCCGGATGATGTCAGTTCACTTTCTACAGCACAGGAAGCGCAGGCGGTTGTGGAAAATTTCATTACTAACCGCGAAATGTGGGACGAACTGGAATATTACCGGGAAAACGGAAAGATTTTGGGTAAATGTGAGAAGGTAAAAAGTTTGTCCGTCCGTAAGGGTGTCGAGAATCTTTCGGATATCGACATACAAAAGGCATTGAATAACGCTCGTGCCAACCTTTCAAAGAATAAGGCGAAACTGGAACAGGCCGGGGATGATGAGAAGAAGAAAGCGAGTGCCCTTGCAATGATCCAAAAGTGGGAGACTACAAAGAAAGCCATAGAGGAAGAAATCGAGGCGCGAAAAAAAAAGTAGTTGAACTTATTGCCACTTTGACAGGAAAACGGCAACGGATCATGAAGGACCGGGGCCGTTTTTCTCACCCTTGCGACCGCTCGGAGCTGGGGCACCAGCTCAAGACATTAACCCTCCGGATAGAAAAAGAAGAAAGCCGGCTTAAACAACTTTCCAATGATAACAAACCAAATTTATAACGAGGATTGCCTGGAGGCGTTGAAACGTGTTCCGGACAATTCTGTAGATTGTATAATAACCGATCCGCCTTATTTCCTGGGAATGACACATAACGGGCAGAAAGGCAGTTTTAAAGATTTGTCTATCTGTAAACCCTTTTACCGGGATTTGTTTCAGGAGTTTAACCGGGTGAAGAAACCCGGTGCTTGCGTGTATTTTTTTACGGACTGGCGCGGATATGCTTTTTATTATCCGTTGTTTGACTTGTATTTAGGCGCGTCAAACATGCTCGTTTGGAATAAACAGTCGGGGCCGGGTAATCATTACGCCTTTATACATGAACTTATTTTGTTTCATTGTGGAAAGGGTGTTTCTATTGGTGCCACAAACATAATAGATAATATCCGTTCTTTTGCGTCCGGTGCTAAACTGGTAGAAGGTGAAAAGGTTCATCCCACGCAAAAACCGGTGGCGTTGATCCGTAAACTGATTGAAGACAGTACAAAGCCGGGCGATTTGATCCTGGACACTTTCGGCGGTTCCGGTACTACGGCCGTGGCATCCATTGAAAGCGGCCGGAACTTTGTTTTAATGGAACAGGACGAAATTTATTATTTCACGGCACAGAAACGAATAAAAGATGCGTATGAACGATTTAACGGTGGTAGATAGTATTTACCTGGATGCGCAGCAAAAAGAGGATGTACGGCGTTTGTCTTCTTTAGGGTATTCTTCGAAAGACATAGCCGTTTCCCTGGGGCTTTCTCCGGAAGATGTCGGGCTTTTTGTCCGGGATGCGGAAACGGTGGGAACTTCTGTTAACTTTCTGATCCGGGAAGGGATTCTCGTAGCACGTGCCGCCCCTGAAATAAAACTCCATGAAGCGGCGGAAGGTGGAAACGTGGAAGCTATAAAACAGCTGGAGGCCGTACGGAAAAGACATACTTTTGAACGTTTAATCGAACAAATGGATGACGACGAATTTAATTAAGCCCTCACGAATAGACTTTGACAAGGTGGATATCAACCAGATTCAAAGGATTCTTTCTACCGGTACGCTGGAAGCACTCGCGCCCGATGAAAGGGAATATTACAGCCTTATGGAAATGGTACGGGGCCTTCGTGCCCGTATGCGTATAAATGGCAAGTTGGTGACAAAGGCCGGTATCATCCGCCTTTTAAAGTCGGAGCCTTACGGCCTTTCGGACTGGATGGCCCGCCAGGTGTACGCCGACAGTCTCAATTTCTTTTATACACAGGATAACGTACGTCCGCAGGCTTTCGCCAACCTGTATGCGGAAAAGGCCGAAAATTGGGCGAATACCGTCTTTCTTATGGGTAATGTAAAGGAGGCTAAGAACCTTCTGAAACTGGCGGCGGAACTTCGCGGATGTTATAAGGACCAACAGACCGAAATACCGGAGGAACTGCTTTCACAGAAAAGCACGGTTATTTATACTACCAGCCGTAAGGATCTGGGTGTTCCTGAAATCGACCGTAAGGAATTGGAAGAGTTTATCGACGCGATACCGGAAATTCCTGTTATTGTACGTGATAATATAAAAGAGGATGCGCGTATTAAAGCTTTTGATCTGAAAAAACGTATGTTGTATGATATCAAAGAGTTCGGGGAAGATAACGAAGGTGAGTAACGCCGATGATGTAGAAATAAAATACGGTCATATAATCCAGGTTCTGACGGACTGGATCGATACTACTATCCTTGTATCTATTGACGGCCGCGGTATGGCTAAATCTACCGTTATACAAGCCAGGCGTTCCGCCCGGTGTGTGGAAGAAATGCCCGGCGGTGCGTTCGCTTTTGTTGCCAATACCTACAGTAACCTGGAAGATAATATAATGCCGGCCGTACAGAAGGGCTGGCAACTTATGGGCCTGATCGAAGGGGTACACTATGTAAAAGATACCCGCCCGCCTGAATCCTGGCGGCGTAAATGTTCGGTTATCGTAGATGATTACAAGCATGTTTATAGCTTCTGGAACGGATGTGTTATTTTCATGGGATCACTGGATAACCCTTCATTGCTTGCCGGAAAGTCTGTAATACATCTGTTTTATGATGAAGCGAAGTACGATAAGGAAATGAAAGTAAACCGCGCTATGCCTATTCTTCGCGGTGATGCGATCACTTACGGACATTCCCATTTGTTCCTGGGAATAACCATTACTACCGATATGCCGGATATCGACGAAAACGAGTACGACTGGTTTTTCCGGTATGTCAAGCAAATGGACCCGGAACGGATCATTAAAATAGTGCAGGCGGCAAGTGTACGTAATGACTTGATAATTTCCCTTTTACGGGAACAAAGAAAGAACAGGCCTTCCCCCTTGAAACTGAAACGTTTGAAGCGGGATATTGAATATTACGATCGGGCTTTGTTGAAGTTGAGAAAAGGGCAGACGTTCTTTCTTAACGCTTCTTCATTCGCTAATGTTGAGATACTTACGATAGAGTATTTAAAGCGGTTGTATAATGGTACGCTGGAGCTTCACGAATTTAAAAAGTCGGTGGTGGGTATGCGTCCCGGTCTTCGCAGGGATTTACGTTTCTATGTGTTGTTTGGTGAAGGACATAAGTATTATAACGGTACCATGTCTGGAGAAGCCGCTTACAGCTCGCGGGAACTCCGGTACCTGCACCATGATAAAGCGATTGAAGGCGGTATGGACTTCGGTAATATGCTTTCTTTGGTGATCGGTCAGCCGGACGGTGCTTATTACCGGGTACATAAGAACTTTTTTGAGATACCGCCGGGCTGGTTCCGGGAGATCGCCGACCAGTTCCTTTCTTTTTTCCAGAACCACGAATACAAAGAACTGGATTTGTACTATGACCGTGCAGGTAATAACTTTGAAAAACAGAAGGAGGATTACGCGGGTAAGATCAAAGACGCCATAGAAAAAGACGGCAGCGGAAACCGTACCGGCTGGATCGTAAACCTAAAGAGCCGCAAACAGGCAGTTATCCGGCAGGATGCGGAATACGACTTCATGCAGGAGATTATGGGCGGTACCAACAAGAACCTGCCTATCCTGTTGGTTGATGCGGTGAACTGTAAAGAAATGGTTAGTTCTGTAGAAAAGGCAAAGGCTGAAATCAAATACCGGGGTAATTCTAAAGTAGTGTTCAAAGTGAAGAAGTCCGAAAAGCTGGCACCAAAAAAACTACCGATGTTATCCACCAATTTCTCCGACGCTTTCAAATACTTACTGATGCGCCCCGGCTGGATAGCTTTAGTACGAGGCAAGCGGACGCTGCAGGCCGACTCGTTTGTGGATCAATGGATAGAGAACAGGCATAAAAGGTAATTGCCTTGTAACGCTGGAAAATTGGTTTTCCGGCGTTTTTTGTGTTACCAGGTTACGGGTACCCCTCCGGGAGAGGTCATATTTCACCTTTTAGGGGGAGGGCAACTGCTTTCCGACTTCTGAGCGGCTCGGTCTTCGGAAGGTGTCATTTTTTTAGTTTTTGAATTTTTTTTCGGCTTTTGACTGTTTTTCAGTCGTTTATCTGCATTTAGACCAAAATTTTACGCGAAAAAGTGCGTTTTTTATGTGTTTTTGTTTCATTTTTTGCCCATTTTTGGGTGAATTACCGTGTATTTTGGGGCGGTTGCCTTTCATTTTTGATTGATTTTGGGGTAATATTTTTTATAAATGTATATATTTAAGTACTTTTGCAATCGTCAAAATTACACTGCATATATACCGTCAGGACTTACGGGGTGGTACAAACTAAAGTACACACTAATTTTAAGTTACT